ATTTGTTTCTTGAAGCAGAAAAAGACGAGGACTGGGAAGCATTTCAGTATACGTCTACAGACAACCCTCTAATAGACCCTAAAGAGGTAGAAGTTGCTAGAAGAACGATGTCGACGCAAGCGTTCAGACAAGAATTTGAAGCGTCGTTTGTAAGTTTTACTGGTGGTATATTTAAAAATGAATGGATTAAGTACGATGAGAATGAACCGGAGGAAGGCAATTTTGTTATTGCGGTTGACCCTGCGGGCTTTGAAGCGGTGGAAAAAGAACGTGGTCTTAAAGGGAGTAAGTTAGATGAAACAGCTATATCAATCGTTAAAATCCACGGTGATAAGTGGTGGGTCAAAGATATACTTCACGGTAGATGGAATATTAAAGAAACTGCTTCTAAAATACTACAGGCTGCAATTGAGAATCAAGCAACGACTGTCGGAATAGAATCCGGAGCTTTAAAAAACGCCATACTTCCTTATCTGCAAGATGAGATGAGAACACAAGGTAGATGGGTAGTCATAACAGACGTAACCCACGGTGGCAAAAAGAAAGCAGACAGAATTACTTGGGCTCTGCAAGGTAGAATGGAGCACGGTAAGATTACATTTAATCGTAATTCTAATTGGAACGGTGAGCTAGAAACACAGTTAATAGAGTTTCCTAGTAAAGGAACACACGATGACATTATAGACTCGCTTGCTTACATAGACCAAGTCAGTGTTGCGGATTTTATGCACACAATAGAAATAGAACAGGAGTGGGAACCGTATGACGAAGTTGCAGGATACTGATGGAAGAAAATAAATATCAAGGACTAGCAGGTTGGCTACACACTCGACTAGATGAGTGGAGAGACCACAGAGACGCTAACTATTTATCTAAATGGGATGAATATTATCGTCTATGGCGTGGTATATGGCAGGCTTCAGACAGAACTAGACAGTCTGAGAAGTCTCAATTAATCTCGCCCGCACTACAACAAGCTGTTGAATCTTCGGTTTCTGAAATTGAGGAAGCTACATTTGGCAGAGGGAAGTGGTTTGACATTAAAGATGACATACTGGACCAAGACAAACAAGATGCAGAGTATGTACGCAATCTTTTGCAAGAAGACCTTGAGTCTACAGGGTGTAAAGATGCTTTATGTGAAGTATTCTTAAATGCTGCTATATATGGTACAGGTATTGGTAAGATATCAGTAGAAGAAAATACTTGGAGATACCCAGTTGAAGTACCTATTGAAGGGACTACTGTAACTGAAAGGATACTTGAAGAACAAGTAATGACAGATATAAAGATAGAGCCTATATCTCCTAAAGAGTTTCTTATAGACCCGTCAGCAGTCAACATAAACGAAGCATTAGGTGTTGCACACGAAATAATTAAGCCTAGACATACCATTATTGAGGGTATAGAGAACGGTACATATAGAGATGTACCTATAGAAGGTAACTATAATGAAGACTTTTTAGATGGTTTCGACCCAGAAACTACTAGAGCAGACGCTTCAGACCAAATAAAGATTACAGAATACTGGGGTAAAGTTCCTGCTAGATTCTTAGAAGAGAATGAATCTATGGATGACTTTGAGTACAACTCAGATGAATTAGTAGAAGCTGTAGTCACTATGGCAAACGACAGTTACATACTTAGAGCAGATAGAAATCCGTTTATGATGACGGATAGACCGTTTGTTAGCTATCAACACGACCTTGTACCATCGAAGTTCTGGGGTAGAGGTGTTTGTGAAAAGGGCTTTAATCCACAAAAAGCATTAGATGCTGAGATGAGAGCTCGTATTGACTCGTTAGCTCTGACTACTACACCAATGATGGCTGCCGACGCGACAAGACTACCGCGTGGAGTCAGACTAGAGGTCAGACCGGGTAAGACTATTCTTACTAATGGCGACCCAAGACAAGCAATTATGCCTTTAGCTTTAGGTAGCACCGACCAAAATACATACACACAGGTAGCTTCTTTACAAAATATGATTCAGATGGGTACTGGTAGTTCTGATACTGGAGTAAGTGCTGAAAGAGCAACATCAGCCGGTATGTCAATGGCACAATCGTCAGCTATTAAACGACAGAAACGTACTTTAATGAATTTCCAAAACACATTCCTTATTCCTATGATTAATAAATGTCTATGGAGAAAGGTTCAGTTTGATGTTGAAAGATATCCAGTTGCAGATTATAAATTTGTACCTTACTCAACTATGGGTATTATGGCTAAAGAATTAGAAATGCAACAAATGGTTAGTTTGTTACAATCTATTCCTAAAGATTCTGGGGCTTTTAATATAATACTTATTTCAGTGTTTCAAAACTCTAGTATGCACAATAGAGACCAAATTATTAATGCTCTTATGCAAGAATCACAGCCTAATCCACAAGATGAACAGATGGAACAGATGGGCAAAGAGCTACAATTACAACAACTGCAAGCAGAAGTTCAGAAAACTATGGCAGAAGCTCAAGAAGAGCAGACTAAAGCTATGAAGAATGCTGCAGAAGCAGGAGCAGCACAACCAAATGAACTTATGATACAAGAGAAGTTTATTAAATTACAAAAAGAATTAGCTGCAATAGACAAACTAAGAGCAGATACAGAAAACAAACAGAGTGAAACTTTAAGAAACATACCAGAAGTAGAGCACTTGCAATCTGAGACATTATTAAATATAGCTACAGCACAAGAAAAGTTACAAGGATAATATATGGCTAAGACAGCAGCGTGGCAACGTAAAGAAGGTAAGAATCCTAAAGGTGGATTAAATGCTAAAGGCAGAGCTTCTTATAATGCACAAACTGGAGGCAATCTAAAAGCACCACAAGGAAGCGGAACAGATAGTAGACGTGTATCCTTTGCTTGTAGATTTGCAGGTATGGCAGGACCTATGATAGATGCTAAAGGTAAACCTACTCGTAAAGCATTGGCATTAAAGAAATGGGGCTTTAGCTCTGAAGCAGCAGCTAGAAATTTTTGCAACAAACATAAAAAATCTTAATGCCAAAAGAAAACGAAGAATTTTATAGAGATAGAATCGAACTATTAGAAACTGAAGGATGGGCAGACCTTATAGAAGAATTAAAGGTACTTGCAGATTCAGTTAAACGATTAGACTCTATTGATAATGAAAAAGACTTATGGTTCGCCAGAGGTCAGTTGTCAATTCTAAGACAAATGATTGTTTTAGAAGACGCGACGAAAGCAGCGATGACAGAACTAGACAACTAGCGTCATCTTTTTACAACTTCATAACCCTACGGGGCGGAGAACAATGATATGAGCAATATAGTAGTAGACCCTGCAGAACAATCTGCGGATGTAGAAGTAGAAAACACAGTAGAACCAGATGAAACCCTAAGTATGGGAGAAGCAGAAACAGAAGAACCTGCTTTTCAAGTACCGGACAAATTCTCTGGTAAAAGTGTAGAAGATATAGTTAAGAGTTATCAAAACTTAGAACAAGAACTTGGTCGTAAAAGCCAAGAAATTGGAGAGTTAAGACAACTATCTGACTCCTTCCTTCAAGCTGAAATATCTCGCAATGGTCCACAGACAAGTCACGATACAGAAAACTCAAACCTAGAAACAGAAGAAGATTTTTATGATGACCCCAGTAAAGCGGTTAATTCATTAATAGAAAAACATCCTAAGTTTCAAGAATTCCAACAGTTCCAAGCTCAACAAAATCAAGAGTCGAGTAAAGCACAGTTGGAGAATACTCATCCTGATTATGTAGACATTATACAAGATACAGAATTTCAAGATTGGGTACAATCTAGTAAATTTAGAAGTAATTTATTTAGAGAAGCTGACCAATATAATTACGAAGCAGCAGATGAATTATTGACGCACTGGAAAGAGCGTTCAACAGTAGACAAAACTGCAGAAGTAAAACAACAGCAAGCAGCCTCAAGAAAGAAAGCTCTAAAAACTAGTAAGTCCGAATCAAGAGGTTCTTCAGAATCTACAGCAGGTAAGAAAACATATCGTAGGGCAGACTTAATACGTCTAAAAACAACAGACCCAAATAGATATGCTGACTTAGCTGATGAAATATATGCTGCCTACGCTGAAGGAAGAGTAAAATAATTTGATTATACTATAACACAGGAGTAATATTATGGCATCAGGTGCAATCGGCACTAACCATCAAACGGTTACTACGGGTGCGAATTTCATCCCAGAAATTTGGTCGGATGAGACTATCGCAGCGTATAAATCGAACTTGGTGGTCGCTCCATTAGTTACTCGCTTGAATCATAAAGGTAAAAAAGGTGATACTATTCACATTCCAACACCGACTCGTGGTTCTGCGACAGCTAAGGCAGCAAATACAAAAGTAGCAATTCAGGGCGATACTCACGGTACTACCAATCTTTCGATTGATAAGCACTATGAATACTCTGTATTGATTGAAGATATCACAGAAGTTCAAGCATTGAGCTCACTCAGAAAGTTCTACACTGACGATGCGGGTTATGCTCTCGCTAAGCAAGTAGACACTGACCTACTAAACCTTACTGAAGGTTTACAGGGCGGTACAGTAGGCGGTTCTGCTGCAGCTTCTTGGGAGAAAGCGTATATTGGTTCAGGTACAACTTTATACACTGGTAACTCTTCTAACGCAGCAGACATTACAGACGCAGGTATTAGAGCTATGCTTCTAAAACTTGATGATGCGGATGTACCAATGGACAATCGTTCATTAATCATTCCACCAGTCTGTGCTAATGACTTGCTAGGTATCAACAGATTCACTGAGCAACAGTTCATTGGTTCTGGTGACGCAATTAAAACCGGTAAGATTGGTCAAATCTACGGTGTAGACGTATACATTTCATCTAACTGTCCTTCAGCAGCAGGTAACTCTGGTGCGGATAGAGTAGGTGTATTACTACACAAAGATGCAATCGCTCTAGCTGAACAAGTCGGTGTTCGTTCACAGACTCAGTACAAGCAGGAGTACCTTGGAGACTTGTTTACTTCTGACACCATTTATGGAGTTGGAGAAATGCGTAATAACGCAGGACTTGCTTTCGTAGTACCGGGCTCATAAGTTAATTGAGCAGTAGCCCTTTCTCACGAGAGGGTTACACTAAATTAATTAGGAGTAAGTATGCCTTTTTATGATTTTGAATGTAATAACAAGCATATAACAGAAGAAATTACTTCGTATTCAGATATGCAAAAAGGAATTGAATGTCCTGAATGTGGTGAAAAAGCTGAACGAGTTATATCTATAAACAGTGTTAGACCTTCTTTTGGTTATGAAATGACTAGGTTTAATATGAGAGAACAACACAGAAAGGCTATGAAAAGTAGTCAACTTAATCAATCTTATACAGGATAGTATGGCTTATAGTATATTAGATAACACTGCAGACAACCTTGAACTATCTTCGTTTAAGGAAAAAATTCGTCTATTGTATAATGACATACTAGAAAAAGTATACAAAAGAGAAAATCCTGGGGCTACTCCAGAAGAGTGTGCAGCATATGTAGAAGAAAACGGACTTAAGTTTCCAGATGAGCCTGTAGACACACAGGAGATAGACGAAGAAATAGACCAGTTAATGAATATGCTAGACACTATGACCCCTACAGAAGAGCTAGAATTAGCTTCTGAGTTAGATATGGAGAACAAACCTAAAGAGTATAAAGGGGAAGAACTTAAATCCAAGAATCACGAAAAAGGAATTAAGGCTGAAATGAAATACATTGACGACAAAATGGGAGGATTGTTCAGTGTTAAGAAGGACCAAAGAAAAAGAACAGCTACTAAAGCACCTCAGATTTCTACCGGCTCGGGTATTAAAAGAAATACTGCCGATGCTCACCAAGTAGAGTTTGCTCCTCTCGTTGAAGTATTTAAAGAAGAATTAAAAAGTCTAGCAGACAGGCAAAGACTAGGACGTAAGAAACAATTTGGTAGACTCTAATGGCTAAAAAATTTCATTGGAAAAAGAAAAAAGATATTGGGATGTACCTTAATAGAAGGCAATGGGAAAGAGAGTTTGACCCGATTGCTTCAGCACCTAGAGAGATAGAAATTGAACAAGGTGGATATTTTATTACAACTGAATCTTCTAATCCTGCTACACCTAACTATATTATTACGGAGAGTGTTTAATGGCAACAACTAAGATTTCACAATTAGCAGCTTTAACTACGCCAGATGGAGCAGAAGAATTACTTATTAATGATAGTGGTACTTCTAAAAAAATTACTATTGATAATGTAACAGAAAATAATTTTACAGATGCCTTAAAAACTAAACTAGATGCTATTGAAGCTAGTGCTACAGCAGACCAAAGCAATGCTGAAATTAAAACTGCTTATGAAGCTAACTCAGATACAAATGCTTTTACAGACGCAGACCATAGTAAGTTAGATGGTATAGAAGCTAGTGCTGATGTAACAGATGCAACTAATGTAACTGCTGCTGGTGCTTTAATGGACTCTGAAGTTACAAACCTTGCACAAGTTAAAGCATTTGACAATAGTGACTATGCTACTGCTGCTCAAGGTACATTAGCTACAAATGCCTTACCTAAGTCTGGCGGTGCAATGACAGGTGCTATTACGACTAACTCAACCTTTGATGGTAGAGATGTAGCAACAGATGGTGCTAAACTAGATGGAATAGCTGCTAGTGCTAATAACTATGTACACCCTAACCATAGTGGTGAGGTTACATCTACAGCAGATGGTGCGACTGTAATTGCAGACAATGTAGTAGATGAGGCTAATCTTAAAGTATCTAACACACCTACTAATGGTTACTTTTTATCAGCACAGTCTGGTAATACAGGTGGAATGACTTGGGCAGAAGTAGATGCTTTACCATCACAAACAAGTAACTCTGGTAAATACTTAACAACAGATGGTACGAATGCGTCTTGGGCAGTATTAGATACAGATGCAAATACTACAACTAAAGGTTTATATGAACACGCACACACAATAGCAGCTAACTATAGCATAACAAGTGGCAACAACGCTATAGCTGCTGGTCCGATTACAATCAACTCAGGGGTATCAGTCACAGTACCTACTGGTTCAACTTGGGTGATAGCATAATGGCAAAAGTTAAAATACAAGGCAACGCATCAGGCACAGGGGTACTAACTGTAACTGCTCCGAATACGAGTACAGATAGAACGATTACACTACCTGATTCTACAGGTACACTAGCAACGACTGCTGATATACCAGCTGGAATTTCATCAAGTGCTGATGGAACTGCCATAACAATTGATTCAAATGAAATTGTAACGATGCCATCACAACCAGCTTTTATAGTTAATTCTACTGTATCTCAAGCTATTTCTAATGCAACGCCAACTACAATTAACTTTACAACAGAAATAGCAGATAGAAATGCAGATTATGATGGAACTAATACTTTTACTGCACCAGTAACAGGTTTATATTCTTTTTCAGCACAAGTAATAACTGATGCTGGTACAACTCCTGATACAAGATTTTCAGAGGCATATTTATATATTATTACTAGTAACAGAGAGGCTGTTTTTTATTGGGGAGATTTAGAATCAAACGCTGATGACCAATTAGCTATGCAAGGTACTGCTTTAATGGATATGGATGCTGGTGATACAGCATTTGTTCGAGTGTATTACAGCAGATACGGTGCTTCTGGTGGCACTAACACAGTTGTTCACGCTTCTAATCTTGTCACATTTTTTACAGGACATTTAGTATGTTAATAAAGAAACAAAATAGGAGTAACGAATGGCAATAGTAATTAATGGTTCAGGTACAGTA